GGTTCCTCCCATCTCCTGATGAAAACGGTCTGCCGTGGGCACAGTGGTGGGATCATGGTTTCAAGGGCCCGACTGGACGTTGGTACTTTGAGAAGTCACTCAGCTCTATTGGTCAGCCCGACCCCGTGATGGAGATGAATTCGTTTCTCTGGAATACTGGCCGCGAGGAAGATAAGACTCAGGCTCGAGACCAGAAGCGCAAACTGCACTATTGCTCAAATATCATGGTGATCAGCGACGCTGCTAATCCCGAAAACGATGGCAAGATCTTCTTGTTCAAGTTTGGGAAGAAGATCTTTGATAAGATCATGGAGACAATGCAGCCGGCATTCGAAGATGAGCAGCCGATTAACCCATTTGACCTGTGGGAAGGTGCTAACTTCAAGCTGAAGATTCGCAATATTGAAGGCTATCGCAACTACGATAAGTCAGAATTCTCCGAGACCCGCTGCGCGGGAACTGATAAGCAGTTGAGGGCTATCTTCGACAAGCTGATCTCTCTGGCAGAATTCAGCGATCCAAAGACCTACAAGTCCTACGAGGAACTGTCTAAGAAGCTTAAGGAAGTCATGGGACCCGCGGGAGTACCGGGGCTGACGACAGCTGAGGAAGTTCAGAAGGCTGTTGGAAAGTCTAAAGCAGCTCCTTCAGTTGGAAAGACCAAAGCCTCTAAGATCGAGGATGACCCTGAAGAGGATAACCTCTCGATGGGTGTTGGTGAGGATCTTAACGAGGCTGCTGCGTCTGTAGATGACGGTGCAGACTCTGCTAATATGATGGACTTCTTCAAGAAATTGGCGGAGGACGAGGAATAATAGTTCGGTAGACCGTATTATTAGACCTGAAAGGGGCTGCCTGGGATACTCGGGCAGCCCCTTTTTCTGTAGTTTTGGCAGCTCCTGAGTCACTCTCGAATGCATTTGGGCTCGTACGATGGATAATATACCTCTGGACTGGCCAAAACGGTCCTGAGAGTGACTCATGAGCCGACAAATACGGCTCTATTAGAGGTATACTGGAATCTATTCATCGGGACAGTCAAAACGGACCAGTATGCCGGCCGACTTGAACATTAGGACTTTAGAATCTATTCATCAGGACGGCTGACATCATCGTGGCGTCTATATGATTTGACTCATTGAAAGTAACATTAGAAGATGAATTCGAATTCTGAGTTTGATTCAAGATTGAAGGACCTATTGACACCTTCGAAGCAGCAGCTGTGAGCTCAGTCTGAGCTGTCTTATTCTGAATAGTTGCTGCGTCTAATACCGGTGCTGGAGTATTGATTCTACCTTCAACGTTTTTCACAGTCATATTTTCGAATTGAGAATAGACTCCTCGTAGATTTTCAAGTGAAGACACCAAAGTATCGACTGCAACTGTAGTCATATTCAGCGCGCTTAGATCAATGCTCTTTGTCATTGCAGATATGAAGATCCCAATAGACTTAGCAGTATCTTTGCTGAAGAAATCTAAGAGGCTCTTTGAATCGCCTCCACTAAATACATCCAGCGCATTTCTAAGTTCTTTGATTCCAGCAGCAGCCTTTGTAAGGCCTTCGGATCTCTCAGCAATCTTATAGAAATTAGCAAATGGATCAGCACTGAAGAATGATACGATACCTGTGATAAAGCTTGCGCCGGCGAATGTAACCAAAGCGGCTGAGAGTGATAGAATGCCAAGAGCCGCAGCGCCTAGGTTTGCAGCATCGATATCATTCAATTTTAGTAGAGTATTCACTACAGCATCAAAGGAGCCAGTGATAGCATCCAACACTGCACCAAATGCGGTAGCCATACCATCAAGAACTAAAACAATTCCACCGCCGATGATCGTTAATGCTTTCCCAAATGGAATCATCGCCTTAGAGAATAGGTTAAAAGCTGCCGCTGCAGGAATCATGGCCAATCCCAATACACCAATCGCAGCAGCACCGATTAGCATTAGAGGCGCCGCCGGGGCTATTAGAGCTGCAACCAATGCTACTCCACCTAAAACAGCTAACCCAATACCTACAGCTTTCCAATCAATTCCCCCGAATTGCTGAAAGGCTAGACCTGCGACACCGATAGCAGCTGCTGTTACAAGTAGAGCAGCTGAGCCGATTAGCATTGGTGCAGCGATACTAGATATAGCAGCCAGACCTGCAGCCATCAACGCTAGGATCCCAACTCCGATAGCCACATCACCCCAAGAGATATCTGTGAATTGCTTAAACGCTTTCGCAGACAACCAAATAGCACCCGATAGAGCAACTAGTACACCAACACCAATAAAAAGCTTTGGATCAGATAAGACCTTTAGGCCTCGACCAATACCAGTGAATACACCTTCAATGATACCGCCAAGACCCTTACCAATACCCTTACCCAGTGTAGCAAGGCCTTTACCAATAGAGCTAAGGCCTTCCCCAAATCCTTTAAGGCTAAAAACGCCTTTAGATTTATCGTTCTTTGAAGATTCTATTGGCGCTACGTTACCCGAAGTATTTTCTAAGCTACGGGCCATACTCTCAAAGGTGCGGGATTGCTTTGCAGCATTTTCTTGATTCGTCTCTTCATTGCCCTTAAAGAAATCGACGAGCTCAATAAGAAAATAACCAATATCGGTTAGATGAGCGTTTGACTGCTCAATTAGAGGAGCAATAGGTGTATCAGCTTTCACTGGTTGCGTATCTATCGATCCTGCAGAAGACACAATCGCTTCATCCGAAGGCGATGCAGTAGGTTCTGCTTGGCCATCATTGAATGATTTCTTTATAAGCGAAAAGATCTTATGACGAATTGCTGCTAATTGCACAGTGGCTAAAAGACCATCTTTTGCGGATTCACCAAAGAGATCGCCAATGCTGATGTCCTTACTCCAATTGAAGGTATCGGGCAGCGCTGCGCGCATCTTGCTGATTAGATCAGTTCGAAGTTTCCAGAAGCTAAAAGCCGTAAAGAAATTATCCTTATCGTTACTACCAAGTAGAGTTGGAATGTCTATATCACTACCAAAATCAAATTCGGTTGGTAGTTTCGCAGATATAGATTTTACGAGTTTGCGCTTTAGGCGACTAAAACTCCACGCTGTCAAGTATTGATCGTTTTCGTTTTCGCCCAGAAGTTTAGCAACATCAATATCATCACCAAAGTTGAATGTAACACCCTTAAGACTTCGCTTTATAGTGTTTATCAATCCCATCTTCATTGTGGCGAAATGGTATAGCGTCGCATAGCTATCGTTTTCGTTCTCGCCTAAGAGTTCGGCTATATCGAGACCATCTTCTGCGAATGCAAATTTCTTAGGAAGGTTCGCGCGGATCGCATCTAGTAGCTTATTTTTAAGAGCTCCAAATCCTTTAGCAGTGGATTTTTGATCCATTTCATTCTCACCTAAGAGATTTTCTAAATCGATGGTTTTATCAAAGGAAAATCTCTTAGGCAATTGAGTACTGATCGAGCTGATCAGCTTATTTCGTACAGTCGCAAATGAAGCAGCAGTCGCGGCATCGGTTTTTGAATTAGTCCCAAGTAAAGTGTTGAGATTGATTGACTCAAAATTGAATGAAGTGGGTAAACTATTACTAAGGTTTTCTAGAAGCCGTTCTCGAATATTTGCAACTCCCGCCATCACATCCTTATTAGGCTGTGTGGGTATACCAAGAATCGATTGAAAACTATTCGAGCTCTCTTTAGGAATGCTTCGGCGTAAAGCAGTGACGGTTTCTTCACCAATAGCGTCTAGCTCTTCAGTTAGATCCTTAGGCTCTTTTGCTTTCCGCTTAGCCGGAGAATTTACCTTTGGTAGCGCCCTGGCTTTCTTAGATTCATTTTTATTCTCGGCCATATTAGCTTTCGTTAGTACTACATTCTAGACTTTTGCTGCTTTAAGCGTTCATTCTCTTCAGTAATGAACGTGTTAAGTAGAGAAAGATATATTTCTCTCTCCCACGGTATCATATTTTCTAGCTCACTTAAGCTGTATTTATGGTGCTGCACTAACGCGAAGTTTATCTTGTAGAAATTAACGATATTTTCGTGTGACAGCCCTATTGAAAAAAATCCTGTAGTCCCTTCAATTCAATATGGATCGGTGCTTTGCATCCGGTACATTCGATATCAGTAGAATATGTTAGCTTAGGCTGAGCTGAAACATACTGCTCAATCCTAGCCAACTGCTCGTGATTAAAACCTGAGATGAACTCAATAAGCTCTTCTTGGTTCATGTCCTTACGAGTCCATACCTTGTCATTATCATATACTGAATCAATGCAAAGCGCGATCATCTTTAGGAAGTCTTCAGTCTTTTCCGATATAGCATCAGCATCGGATACTGGAATTGCTCGAGCAATAACACCAACGCTGTCGGTCAATTGGATCCTTGCATTAAGAGGTTCCTCAGGCATATTGACCTTCACGTCGTTCAAATCAATACGGAATGTGTTATTCTTCTCGCAGGCTTTGCATTTAGTCTGCAGATCAACGATCTCGCCAACTGACTTCATTCGCAATTGGATAAACATATACTCGAGATCATATGTAGTCATCTCATCAACGTTGAGTTTATCAAATGTGCAAGAAGTGATTACATCCTTTAGAGCTTGTATGATTTGAGCGTTCTCTTTAGATTCCTGAGCTAAAAGTAGAATCTTCTCTTCCTTCACTAAGAAAGAGCGGAATTTGACGGCCTTTCCTGTTGAAGGCATGATCGTTGTGTATGTACTAACTTCTAATTTAGGCAATGCCATAATATATCCTTTTCATTGGTGTTCTGTTCAATCTTATTTATTACACTACTGGAATTAGCATGTTGTACGTGAATGTAACTTGCAATTTAGTGTATTCATCATTCGAGGCTGATCCCAGTTCAATAGGCGCGACCGTAATGGGCCAGGCTGCTCGTAGCTTTACCTTATATCGCGGCTCGTTCTTACGATCATATGCTGTAATAAAGATATCTTCCACAAAGCTCTCGTCATAATTCAGTAGATATTTTTGAGTGATGATCTCATTATGCCATTTGTCGAAGAATTTCTTTATATCAAAATCATTGGTTAAAGCAAAGACACAGGTCACATCGTCTAGAGTGATTCCATTTGGCACCTTTACATCATGCCCTTTGAAGTCAAGAGGATAATCAAAGGTGCTTATTGTGGTACCCGGAAGTGATACACTCTCGCAGAACAGTTGCAGCAATGCACCATTAGCTCCTCGAGGTATCTCAATACTGAATTGGTTTGGAGAATGCAGGCCCCGCTTGTTAATTTCACTTCGGAAGTCATTTAATGTCTGGCTCATACTTTTCTTGCTTTCTTGCGGGATGCGGCCCAGACCTCGGACACTGTTGCTCCATTGAATTTTTGCGTTGGAAGGAACATTGCTACTTCCCAGAACTCTGAGGGTATCTCGATGATATTTGATTTGATTTGATTCGGAAGATATCGCTTGAATGCTGGTCTAAACAACCGATATTTCATCGCCGCTTTAAGTACTCCATACGTTATTCTTAATTTCGTTGTCGTTTTTAGTTCCTGACCCGTGGTGCTCAAGGGCATCAAAGCATGCATGAGCTTAGCGCGATCCATTGGCGACAGATAATGCAAATTGAGTCCGAAGAACCCCTTTCCCTTCAAAGGGCGGTCTGCAGCAATGATAAGCGGGTAACGATCCCAATAGGGCAATGTAGCCTTATATTTCGGGTCGTATACAAACATATACATCTTACCAATTATTGGGCGGTCTCGAACAATCGCCACAGCATCCTTCATTACCTTACCTGCTGTACCTCTAAGCTCACCCGAAGATAGCATATCGATGAACCATGCTGTGGAGCGCTTTGTAAGGGAATTAAGGCCCTCCTCGCGGAGAAGGTCAAGGTATTTAAGAAGTATCGATTGCGTAGCCATATAATGATTATTTATTAGCTTTCTTCTTAGCTCTTCGCTTCACGCTCGCACGCAATACCTTAATACCCAGAGCTTCGAGAGTGTATTCGTCCCAAATTTCAAATATCATTCCCCGATCGGTGCAGTACTTTTCCGCAGCAGACCACTTTGAAATGTTCTTGGCATAGGTCGCCGCTTCACTTAGTTGCCGGGCTGAAGCGTTCCCCTTTCGAGGCCGGGGTGCTATAGTCTGCTTCTTTGGCTTAACTTCAATACAACGTATGGGGCCGGTCTTGAATTGAATCACAAAATCAATAAAGTAACGATGCATCTTCTTATCGGTCAGGCATCTATAGGGTATCACTAGCTCCTCGGAATTCCATGATATCACAGCAGGATTTGAATCACAGAACCTCATCACCTGGCGCTCCCATAAAGACCTATAAGTAATGTTGTTCAGATTACCTTTATATTTCGATCGGTTTGCCGGAGTGTATTGTCCATGATATGTCATATAAATATATTTAGGCAATAAGTCTTTATCAATAATGTGAGGTTCCCCAATGGCTGATGTAATAGTACTTCCTTCAAACCTAGCGCTCGATGGTGCTAGGCCCTTTGTCTATTTTCGACTAGGAGCAGGAGGGGGCGGTTTAACAGGAGATATCTACCTACCTGTGCCGGCGGGAATTACATTTGCGGACGGTGCTTCATATTCAACTATAGATATGGGGGCCGCAGGATCTATTATTGACCAGGTCAAGACTGTCAAGGGCCGCGAGGGAATGTCTGCGAAGAGATCGATTTCGGATATAATGGATCTTGTGCAGTCAAAAGCCTCAGGATTACTACCTGCTGCAGGATCTGAGGTAGCAATGGCAGCTACTCGGAAAGTGTTAAATCCCAATACGAATACGACATTTGAGGGTAATACGGTTCGAGACTTCACATTTTCGTTCACTCTTGTGGCCCGATCACCATCTGATGCTGGCCTTATTCGCCGTTTACATAATAAATTCAGGTCTGCAGTCTATCCTTATATTGCACCGGGTGATTCGAATATCCTTCTGGACTATCCTCCTGTCTGGGAGATATCATTCCGGAATAAGGCGGGAGCGTCCGGAGAAAATGAATGGTTGCCCCGAATATCAGAATGTTACCTCACGGGCCTCACTTCAACATTCAATGCAAGTGCCGCAATGTTCCGGGTAGATATGTCTCCAGTAGAGATCAATCTCTCGGTTACCTTCTCCGAAACAAGATCTCAGACAAGAGCTGATATCGAAAAACTTAACGCAAGATAAAGAACTACAGCATGATAAACACATTCTTCAATAAGTTCCCCAAGGTATCGCTACGGTTAAGCGATACTACTATTCTACAGTATGACGACATCTTTCGATTCGTTGATGCTAATGATCTCAGTCTACAGTCTTACACAAATTACCAGTATTATGAGATCGCTAATGGTGCTCGACCTGATGTAGTTTCGTATGACATCTACGGTACTCCGGAGTATGCTTGGACCTTCTTCATCCTCAATGATCGGCTGAAAGCGGGCACACAAGAGTGGCCAATGTCGGATCTCGCGCTCAATAACTATATTGAAGAGAAATATAATAATTACGGAATTCTATCCATTTTCCCGCAATTTCTAGATCCAGTAAATAACGACGAAATGATTCAGAACTGGTCAATCGATACAATGACTACAGATTTCGAGATAGATCTGGGCTCAAATACAAATACCTTCATGCCGCTATCAAACTTCCTTGCTGGTATAGACATTACGCATCCCAATCTAAGAGTCCGAAGACTAAACACTACGGGAGATCTAGGACTAAACAACGATTATTCGAATTTAATTCCGAGAGGATACGCTCGGGTAGAAGGGCTCGAAAGTGCTCGGTACCAACTACTTCTCGCCGACGTGTCCGACTCGCTGTTCTATGTACCGGCCGATCCTGTGTCTATCCGAAATGCTTGGAGCAACCCCTACCCGCTCGAAGACGGCCGCGAGCGTACTGAATATATCACCGAGCCTTTGAGACCAGAGGCGCTTAAGTTTGATCGAGATATTCCTCGCACGCTTCTGAATGACGTAGAGACTGCCTGTATATCTTTTGATGGGAGTCTCAATGGTGGTGTCTGTTCTCTGAAGAGAGCAGTGCCGGCAATACTTGATTTGAAATCTAAGATCGGTGTTGTCGATCACTCTCATACCTACTCTGTATGGCTTAAGCCTACGACCGATACAGGTATACAATTCCTGATGTCCTTTGGTACTACACCGGCATCTGTGACGTCACCTGCACCTTGGATGACCATAGCAATTGCTCCCGGATTGGAATCTGCAGTTTTTGCGGGATCGAATTCTACCGGTGATAGCAGCACCATAGCTTATACTGGTTATATCAATGCGGATCCGCAACTGGTAGTGAACGAGTGGAATCATATAGCATTCTCATTTTCACTACTGGCTGATGCTTCTCAGGCATCACTACGGTTTATATTCAATGGTGTTGTTGCTCCGCCGATGCTGATACCTACAATCTATACACCGACTACATTCACTTCGGATCTCACTGATATAGATCTGAATCTTGCAAAGGCGCCCTCGACTGGACCTTATGCAGGTATGTCTGCTTGGAAGATGGCCGGAAGGTGCAGTGAGTTCAGTGTATGGTCCGATGAGTACGGGATGGGCATTGTCCGCGCTCAGGATCTAGCATTCTCGGTATTGCCTCTGAATCCTGATAATAGTGATGATCTGCTAGCTCTGTATACTCTGTATGACTTCGGCTGGAATAATTCGGTGCTAGAACTTCTGAGTAATCAAACTTCTACAGCATACATCGGTAATGGCACTACGATATATCCTGATTCTAGATGGGGTACGGGCCGATGGGGCTGGTCTGGCCTGACTCTAGATAACCTTATTCCGTATGTCCAGAATGCTACAGATCAAGGCACTATATCCTTCTGGGTAAAATCGAATATCACCGATGAAACTGCAGTGTCTGGATATGAAGCTTCAGAGATCGCAGCATTACACATCCGGTCTGCATCTAATCCCTATGGAGACAGGACAAATTATGCACATCTGAATATCAGCCATGGTAGCATAAGTTTGAGTATATACGACGATGCTCCGTTACAGGCTAATCTCTTTAGTATAACTGCAGCTACTCCGGTGCGTACCGATTGGATTCATGTTGCATTTGTGAAGCCTCTGTTCAACCCCGCAGCCGTTACACTTGCGGAGCGCCAGGCGAATAGACCTCGGGTATACATCAATGGGCGTTTACACACTATCGGCATTCACGATAATGAGCGTAACTGGATCGGTAACATCGATAATATCACTCGGATATTTATGAATGCTCGGAGCACAATATGGATCGATGAGCTTGCGATATACAACGAGGCTCTGAGCGCGGCCGAAATACTTGCGCAATGGAATGAAGGCGAAGGGGTCTACACGAGCGCTGCAGACGCGCGATTAGTAGCGCTATACCACTGCGACGACGGACATGGTTCAGTTTCTCTGGAGGACGATGGCCCGAACGGGGCAGACGGAGTGTTGATTAATTCTGACCATACTGCGTTCGATCCAGTAGGATTAGTCATTGATCCGGATGCGCCTGACGTGACGCGGGAAATCTTTTATCCTACCGGCGCTCCGTCCGCTCGATATGCTGCTGAACAGGATGCCTTCGAGCGTAGAGTCTCTAATGCTAATGCTGTCCAGTTCGTACTGATCAATCCATATGAATCCGAAGCTGGAGTAATGACAGATCGGTATCTTGCCGAGGAAGCATCTAATCTACAGTGGCGTAAAGACTATGCTCTTATGCTCCGCCGTACTTTTGACTTTGATCTTACACCGGCAGGTGATGCTGAATATGGCCAATATGAGTTCGAAGTATTTGAGGATGGAGTCTTCCGTATTGATACTCTGAATGTTACCGATGATTATGTTATCGAGCGCTTTGGCAATAATTTGATATTCCGAGTTGATCACTTTTTCGAGAAAGCTGCGGAAGCTATCCATCATTATGTTGCTACAGTACCAATGATTGATCGTTGGACTGAAGAAGTTACCGATGTTGGGGAGATCCTACCGACCGGAGACCTTTCAGTTTCGGGTCTGGGTACTCCGGTGCCGTATTTTGAAGAGGAACGGAACTTGAATGAAGCTCGAAGGAAGATCATAGTGATGAAACCATCTATGATCAAGGACTTTGCGAAGAAATACCGTCAGACTCTGGGCACAACCCCGCGATTAAAGGTATAATAACATGGGCACAATGCGTAATATAACTGCAGACGGAACCGCGTTAACTCCGGATGCTTTCATGCTCGAAGAAGTTAGCATCTGTACCGCAAAAGGTGAAGCAATTGACCTTCAGTATGCAGTTCAGGAGATTATCATCACCGAAAGCATCTACAGTCCGACTCTGATCTGTACTGTGAAGGTCAAGGATGAGTCAAATATACTTGAAGCTCTACCTCTCTACGGTCTCGAAACGATCTATGTTAAGATCAAGAGAAAGATGGGGCCCTCAGGATCATCTCAGGAGTTCGAGAGGACCTTTTACATTACGGATTACCCATTATATGGCCGGGCACCTCTAAGAGAACACGTGCAGGCCTGGAGTGTAACAGGAGTGTCTAAGGCGATGTGGCAGAATCCTATGTTCAAGATATCTCGGGGCTACAAGGGCAAGATATCCGATGAGATTGTCAAGATTGCTAAGGATGCGTTTAAGATAACTGTAAACTATGAAGGAGAGGCCAACTCCGAAGGTCAGGGAATCATCAATATCCAGACACCGATGAGAGCTATGGATTGGTTTCGCCGCCGTTTGCATGATGATGACGGATCACCATACTATCTGTATGATACTCTACAGTCTGAGAAGGATACGTTGGAACTTAAGTCTCATGCAAAGCTGGTTGAAGGGAAACCACACAACTCTCAGCCATTCATTGACACCCGGACGTTCTCGCATCCCGCGGGATCAGCTGCAGACTTCAATCAGCGCCGGCATAAGATCATTTCGATCAGTTCAGAACTCAAGCTTTCAAAGTTCCTACCGATCGCAGCCGGTACATGGGGTTCCGAGACGAACTATGTCGATATTGCGCTTCGACAGTTTGGGAAGAAGCACTACAGTTACAAGGATGACTTCCCATTCAAGGATAAGACACTTCTGAAGACTGACCTATTCGAAGAACCTGTCTATAATGAATCGGTCCGAGGCGGCGGAGGTGGCGGAGGGGGATCTCCGACCATAAATAAGAATGAGGAGAAACCATCGGACGAATTCTATTCTTCGGTTACAACGCTTGCAAGGAATTCCGAAGCATTCGAGGATGAAGGTCTTCAGAACTATATGGAATGGTCTTGGGAGAAGTCCTCAATTGTAAAGGCCTTTCCCGGAGTATTCAATACTCTACATCATGAAGTACAACTATTTGGAGATTTGGAATTGAACGCGGGAAAGATTATTGAACTAGCTTTCCCGAAAGCCGGCGATCCGATGAACGTTGGAGGAAATGTTGACGAGTACATGAGTGGTAACTATCTAGTGACGTCAGCAATCCACCGCTTCAAAGGCCAGCAGTACTTTACTGAAGTCAAGGTCAAGCGCGATTCCTTTGTGAAATAATTATGAATAATGGCAATACAGATCGCGATGATATGCTAGCAGGCGAGTTCGTCTGGTTCACTGGTGTTATTGAAGACATCCTAGATCCAGAACAACGAGGCCGCGTACGCGTACGCTGCTTTGGATATCACACCGAACAGAAGAACCTAATCCCGACAACTGCCCTTCCCTGGGCCAATGTCATGCTCCCGATTACGTCGGGCGCGCAAAGCGGCGTGGGCCAGAGCGCAACCGGTCTTCTTCGGGGAACGTGGGTAATTGGCTTCTTTCGAGATGGTGCCACTGCTCAGGATCCTTTAGTAATAGGATCTCTTCCCGCTGTTACGCCTTCGGTTGATTATGAATTTGGCTTTAGCGATCCTACTGAGCAGTACCCGTATGAGTCTATGGTGGATCAGCCTGACATTCCCGAAGAAGCAATTTCGAAAGATGACAAATACAAAGAGTCCTTCACTTACAAGAAGAAGCAGGAACACCGGGACGCATTTCAAGAAATACCAGTTGCCCTTAATCCAAAGACGTGGAGCCTGCCTCCTCTCAAAGAAATCATCAAGGTCGAATATCCTAAGAACCACGTGCATGCATACGAGCGCACGGTTCCTATAAAGAAGGTTGAAGCTAATGATGAGAAGTCTACAGGTATTCTAGATCAGAAGATCGAGAAGAAAGAAAAGTTTGAAGGTAGCTTTGGACTAGATCCTAAGAAGACTATGCACGTTGAAGAGCATGACGATACGCCTGACTTTGAGCGCATATCATCTATGCACAAATCCGGGACGTATCGTGAATGGACCCCTAAGGGTGATGAGACCGTTGTAATTGTTGGAGATGAATATCGGATTATTGCAAGCAGCCAGAAGATCAATATCGAAGGTGATGCGGTACTTACTATTGCAGGTGATTATCATCGGTTGGTTATGGGTGATGAATATATTCACGTCAAAGGTAATCGCACCGAAGTAATTGGGGGTATGCTAACACAAAACGTCGGCCTTAATAAGACGATAACAGTGACGGGTCTTCACTCTATCACTGCTAACGCCCTTAGTACAGCATCACTATTGGGTGGAATTGATGAAGTCGTTGGGGGTTCAAAGACATCAACGGTTGCGGGAAGTTTATCACAGAATGTTATTGGGAACGTAACTAACCTTACAACAGGCATAAAACTTGACCACGCTACTAAGAAAGTTCTAGAACTTGGGCCAGATTACACTCCCGTTGATATGAAAACTTTGGCCACGGGAGGTGGCGGCAGCAGTGAGCCTGGAGTACCCGGAGTGCCAGGACCTATTGGTCCTCGAGGCAGACCCGGTACGACCGGCGAGGCGGGACAAGATGGTGCAGATGGACAAGATGGTGCTCCGGGTGCTCCGGGTGCAGATGGACAAGATGGTGCTCCGGGTGCTCCGGGTGCAGATGGACAAGATGGTGCTCCGGGTGCAGATGGACAAGATGGTGCTCCGGGTGCTCCGGGTGCTCCGGGTGCAGATGGACAAGATGGTGCTCCGGGTGCAGATGGACTAGGTTGGACAAGCGGTTCATACGATCCAGTCACTGGTATTGTTACTTTTACGAGCGATGATGGCTTGGGATTTGTTACGACAGATCTTCGGGGTGAGGATGGCACAGATGGACAAGATGGTGCTCCGGGCGCAGATGGACAAGATGGCGCTCCTGGCCTTCCCGGCGCAGATGGACAAGATGGCGCAGATGGTCTAAGCACATTTCAAATTAGCATTTTTCATAGAAGCGCTTCTACTCCTGCCTCGCCGACTGGTGGACAATATAATTTTAGTACAAGCGCATTAACTCCTCCATCTGGTTGGACTATTGAAACACCGGCCGGAACCGATCCAATTTGGGTATCTCATACTATAGCAAGCGTTATAGGTACAGGCATTGACACCACGCTGACATGGACCACACCAGTGCAGTTTGTTTCTAACGGAGCCGATGGCGTAGATGGAACTGATGGATCCGACGGCGCTGACGGCCTTAGTAATGGAGTGTTTACGGATGCCACTTTACTTACTGCATTAGATGACGGTCTAGTCATAATTGGTGAAGCTGCTCCTAAACTTGAAGTCACTGTTAATGGTATTAAATATGTCATTAAGCTTTGGGATTATACGTATCAGCCACCACAGATAGTAAATTATGAAAATATTGTATTCGAGATAGTAACTACGACTTCTAATGAAACTGTGATGTTACCAGTAACGGGTCTTGCTGGAGCCCAAATAAATTGGCTTGATAATTCCTTATTGGAGACAACGAGTAGCGATTATCCAACACATGAATATGCTGTTGCCGGCACGCATTATGCGCAGATCCAGAGTGGAATTGTTAACTCGATCAATGGTGGCGGTACGCCAACTTATATGGCGAAGATTAAAAAGATTCTATCATTCGGTTCGCATTTAGGTTTGCAAAGTTTGAATGCGATTAATCTACTATCCGGTATTACGCATATTTATGATGGGTATCAACAAGGCATTACTCCCGATCTTAGCTTAAGTATGACCGAAACGTTTAGCGATATGTATTGCCAAAGCAGTACTGGATTGCCTACTTCACTTATAGAATTTGATTTGAGTGGAGTTCCTATTACATTTGTATCTAACCAAGATAAATTATATTTTATAGGATCGGCCGGAACGGCCTTTGGATCTAATCTAACTAAATTTGAAGTCAATATAGATTGGGGATCGTTTTATAATCTTCCTGATGATGGTAATGCTTGGGCTAATTACGAAATAAGCTTGTTGAATATGTTCGCGGGCTGCTCAGCACTCCCGCGCACCCCAACGTTCTTAATAGATATGAGAGATTGGTTTGCTGCTGGCGGCCCTGGATCCACGCTGCCTCCTAGAATAACAACGGCAGTTCAGATGTTCGCTTCATGTACATCATTCATTAGCACTGGATCCGGGTATCTAATGCCGTGTCGAGACGATCAAGGCCTTGATGCTTCTACATCCGCTGTAATTGAGGATCGTTGGGCAACTAATCTTACTATTGCACCTCTTCATACAAATGGTAAAGGTCGGGATGGATGGAAAAATATGTATAATGGTTGTACAGCTTTCGAAGCGCAGGGGCCATCGTATTGGACGTATCTATTTGCATATAGAGGTCTTGCTAGTGCCACTGCGTAGTGAGTGCTTAAGTAGTAATCTGAATATGGCGAGGAAACTGGATAAATAGCATTATGGCGATATCATCATACAATAGATCGGGTTATCTTGCGAACATCGTTTCGCAGAAGGAACTGTATGCAGATTTGGATTTGTTCATGCCTATACATCCAAACAAGAAGGACATCATTCCTCTGACCGATATTGATGCAGTCAAGCGCTCAGTGCGGAATATAGTCTTGACTAACTTCGGTGAGAAGCTTTTCATGCCGAACTTTGGAGGTAAGGTTACAGACTATCTCTTTGAAAACGTTAGTCCATTCATTGCAATTGCGCTGCAGTCTGAGATCGAAGAGATCCTCCGCTTGCACGAACGCCGGATTGATAATGTAAGAGTTGATGTTAGCGATCGCAGTGATGAGAATACTTATGATGTGACGATTAACTTCCGTGTAATAAATACTACTGAAACAGCAAACGTTGGTTTTGAACTCAACAGATTAAGATAAACTATGGCAGCAAACGCATTAAGAGTAACTGAACTAGATTTTGATTCGATCAAATCGAATATGAAGGCATACTTCACTCGTCAGAATTCACCTTTTCGTGACTGGGATTTTGAAGGTAGTGGCCTAAGCTATTTGCTTGATGTGTTAGCGTATAACACTCACTACAACGCAGTCAATGCTCATTTGTCTATGAACGAATCATTCCTTGATTCTGCGCAGATTCGTTCCAATGTTGTTTCTCGTGCGAGACTATTAGGATACACACCTCGCTCACGGAGAGGTGCCCGGGCAGAGCTCAGTCTAACCTTTACTCGAAACAGCAATGCTACTGATGTTAAGACATTAACGCTTCCTCGAGGTTCTCTGTTTAGTACGCAGATAGATGGTAATCGATATGTGTTTTCTACACGTCAGGATTATGAAGCAATCTATAATTCGCAGACTGGTTTATTTTCATTTCCAAATGTTACTATTGTGCAGGGTCTGCCAAAGGTTGAAACGTTCGTAGTGAATGGTGGTTTAGCTCATCAGGTATTTAATATATCTGATATCAATATTGATACCAGTTCTCTTGAAGTTCGTGTTAAATCACACTCGCAATCAAGCGAGGCCACGACCTATTTGAATGCTGATACTCGTTCTACATATGACGAAACCTCGGCAGTCTATTTCCTCTCTGAAAACTATGAAGGATCATACCAATTGGAATTTGGTGACGGCCTGATTGGGCGTAGTCCTGAGAATCTAAACGTGGTTGAGATATCATATCTGTCCTCGGCCGGTAGCGAAGCCAATGGCGCAAGGAATATTAGTTTTGTCCGGCCAAGCACCAGCGTGTTTACTTCAACAGCAACGCTTAAAAAGATTATCGTTCTTGAAACTGCATATGGTGGTGATGAACGGGAATCAATTGACGCTATTCGTACTGTTGCTCCCCGTGCTTTCATTGCTCAGAATCGAGTAGTCACTGCAAAAGATTACGAAGCGATGATTAAGAAAAACATTCCCGACGTTGAAGCCATTTCAGTATGGGGCGGGCAAGAGAACGATCCGCCAGTATATGGGAAGGTGTTTCTTGCAGCTAAGCCTAAAGGCGCGCTATTTCTGTCTGATGCTCAGAAGGAAGAGATCCTAAATTATTTGCGAACAGTTAGCATGGTAACAGTGTTTCCGGAAATCGTAGATACGAGTTATATCTATCTGTCATTCGATGTTTTCTTTAAATACAATCCCACACTAACTACGTTGACTGCTTCCCAGTTAGCAAGTAAGGTTCGGTCAACTATTTCTGATTTCAGTGAAAACGGTCTTGGAGGATTTGATAACATTTTCCGTTATTCAAAATTCCTGAATGCTATAGACACTACTGATGAATCGATTCTGAATTCATTTGCTAGAATCTATGTTCGAAAATTACTACCACTCTATGCTGCTGATAACTCAGCGCAGGAAGTAGATTTTAGAATGCCGTTCTATGGACAGATAGATCAGGTTGATTCGTATATCACTTCATCATCTTGGCGCTATAACAATCAGACTGTTTATCTGGCCGATGAATATCGCTCTGGAAATTCTTCTGAAAGAAATTTGTTCATCTACACAGTTATAGCTAATGGCAAGAGAGTTAAAGTTATCCCTTCAATTGGAACGTTGAATGTATCAACCGGACGCATAGCGATGGATAGAGTACCTACAACATTTGATACTACAATATCGATAACAGCGATTCCCAATGCGTATGATGTAGCTACCATTCGTAATCAGCTTATAACAATTGACCTTGAAGCTACATCAATTACGGGCGACACCGATGCTACATTTGATGCAGGTGCTGCTGATAGAATATACGATACTATCCCAAGATTTAGAAGTTAATATGCTATTCGAAAAATCAGTACAAAATAACGAATCGGCCAATGTCAATGAACTCATTCCTAGGCAGATTCGTTTAGACGCGGCAGTATTCACCAATCTACTCAAAGAGTATTACAACTTCCTGAATGAAGAAGGTAATCCTACCCGTGTCATCAATCGAATCATCGCTGAACATGATCTTGATAAGGTCTATGACGACAAGTATCTTGACGCGATTCGTAAAGAAATTGCGAATGGTTTGCCGACGAGCACGTATGTCCAGAAAACTTTTCTACTAAAGAGAATCGTTGATGCATATTCTTTACGAGGTACTGAAGCATCTATCGAATTCTTCTTTAGGATTTTCTTTGGTGAGGATCCTACAATCTATAGGCCTTGGGAGCACGTCTTAATGCCATCACAGGGTACTTGGACGATTGGTCGACGAGCTCGGATCGTTTTGCATATGGGCAATGAAGATATTCTGCGCAATAATACCTTGGTCCAATATGATCCATTTGGAAATTTGCGTGCTAGTCTAGCTATTAAATCTGTGCGTAAGCAGATCTTTGGAGAAGCCTATTATTTCGATATTGAATTTTACACAGATGCAGAAGACACCTTTTCAAATGGTCTTCCGGTGCAAACTGCAGATGGCTTAGCTAGGGGACGACTAATAAGATCTCTAGCTTCGGTGAATATTGTTGATGCCGGACTTGGATATAGTCCCGGCGATAGAATTTTCATTGGTGGTAAAGAACGCATATCGTTCGGAGCAGTTGTTAATACAACCGGACCTCTTGGCCAGATCACGTCGGTGGTTGTTGTTGATCCCGGTCTTTGCGCATCCATCAACTATGAAAAAGAAATCAGCAATGATCCGAGAGTGATCGTTAATGGTTCAGATGTGTATTTGCATGGAATGATTCGGACAAACGGGCAAGTATATTTTGACACAGCTCCAACTGATACTTTGCGTGCGATTGGCGATCCTTTTCGTTTTGAAATCGCCAATGAAGATGCTGCGATCGTTGAAGCTAATGATATACCTGTAGATATCCACGCCACAGTGTCGGATGCCGGTCTAACGATTTTATCAGTAGAGCAAAAAATCAGTGATACTATACTGTATGATTTTGAGTATTTTGCAGGCCACGATGCTTATGGCGAACCAATAGAGCATGAATTTGATAGTAGTACTAAAGCAAAACCATTAAGTGATGTCGTCATTATGACGAATAAAGTTGATCCGTTTGACAATACTGCTTATTTCACCTTTACGTTTGACACAGTCTTTTTAACGGAAGGTCGATATACGACCGACAAGGGTAGACCTTCGGGTGTATGCGTCCTTCAAGATTCGTTCTATTATCAGGTCTTTTCGTATGAAGTTACATGCGGAAAGCCCATGAGCGAATGGCTCGGTGAACTAAAGAACTTTGTGCACCCTGCGGGCCTAAAAGCTTTTGGCCATGTGCGCAGCACGATATTATCTGATGTCGGTTCTGAATTTACAGCTTCTATTAATGATACTGACTATTTGTATTCTGAACTTCGAAGTATCCTATTCTCAGGTGTTAGTTTAACCAATGATTTTGAAATAGAACTTGGAGAAGATCTAACGTCTGAAGATCCATACGGTGCGTTGTATGGATCTACCGATCCCTATGATCCCTTTCCTAGTTATAAGTTCTTTTCGTCGTTTGTATTTGGTGATGGATCAGATTTTCCAGACTTCAATCCTGAAACGGGTGAGGGCGAATTGGACGCGTACGAATACGCTATCTACTATGATGACGATAATATCATAATGTCTATGCCCAAGCTTGATCGTATTGGATACGAGCATAAGCCTAGTTATTATTCTAATACGCAGCAATCAACAGGTTTACGTCGAGGTGATGATGATGTCGAAGCTAGTGACCCAACACTAGACCCATTGCTAAATACAGAAATATGGCGTAGAGAATTAGATAGTGCTGAATGGATACTCGAAGAATAGTTGCTTTGAATCAATATAAATAGGTGTTAATATGGCAGAACCCACAAATATCATTCTAAACAAGATGCGGTTTCGACTAATCAGGAGCTTCATTCAGGACATCATTTCAACTAATGGTGGCTATTACGTCTTTTATGGTCAGCCATTCCCCTGGCCCGGTGAGAACGATGTAATCACATCGGCACCGATGCCCATGAAAACGTACAAACAAGAAGTTGAAACGAAGCGTAATATATTGGCGATGAAGCGAGTCACAGGTGCAGATATTGCGCTAGGCATTAAGGATAATCCTTGGAACATTCCCGAAGGAGAAATTGGGAACGTTTATTCTCAGTATTCTGATGTTATTGATCTAAGCGATATTGATGAAGACACTCCATATTACGTGATAACTGCTGGTCTGAATGTGTTTATGTGTTTAGACAATGCAGCATTTGTTAATGAAGATGGTGTCTTAGAAACGCCGCCGTCAACCGAATCTCCTGATGATACCAAATTAGCCGGATCTCATATGACTGCTGATGGGTATGTATGGCATTTTATGTATTCACTCAACGATGCCCTGTTGCGGAAATTCAATATTGAAAATTACATTCCAGTTGATGTGACGTCAGATAATAATCAAATGAGCATAGCGCTCGCGAAACAGAAACCGGGCACTGTTGATCGTATCGATATTCTTGCCTACCAAACAAACGATCTAAAGATTTATGGCGGCGAGGGATACTCAGTGTTATATCGCGTAGCACCTACTGAAGAGGGAATAGCTGGGGCTATTCAAGAGTTATCGTATATACCAATTTTTGTTGATGGTAATGGTGATATGAACGCGACAGCGGCAATCATCATTACTAGCATTGATGCCGGCACCGGGGCAATTTCTATACCTCTCGAATCTGGTGATAATAAGCTCAATGGTATTGTTGATATTCCCTATCCTGAAAATGATTCCGCGGATGTTGGTTATGCTATAATTTCATCTGGTTCAGGTTACACGATTATTGACAATGGCGATTGGAGTCCGGTAATGATTCGTCAAGAATCAGCATTGGGCAATCCAGATTTTTCTCCGGCTTATGGTATTGCACGAATTAATGCCGCTGGCGAAGTAGAAGCTTTACGAATAATTGAGGGCGGCGCAGGGTATAGAGAAAATGAACCAGCGGATGTCGTACAATCTAGTGCAATAGCTTTAGGCCAACTAAGCATCTATGATAATGACGTTAGCATGATGAAGGTTGACGTACTTACACCAGGTTTAAACTTTTCGGTTTCAACTGCGCATGCAATTGCTGATGAATATACTGTGCCGGCAATATTACAGTCTGTTGTGTCACCACCATTTGGTCATGGTTCAGATCCGGAAATTGAACTTTCGGCGTTGTCGATCATAATCAATATGCGAGTTGCTTATAAAACTGTAGGTAATGATTTTAGTATTGAGAACGATTTTCGAACTGTTGGAATCATCGAGAATGTGCTAGAGCAAGATGCAGATGGAGTATTAGTAACAGATGATGATGGAGTGGTATTATCGCATTCGGTATCTCCAACATTGTCAGCGAAGACGAGCCTTATCTGCGGAGCGGTTGATAATATTGCGCAGGAAGCAATTACTTCTTCAGCATTCCCAGCCGATGAAATTATTGTCGGCAGCACAAGTGGAGCGCGGGCAAGGATTGTTGATGTATTAGATGGTGATACCATACGGGTAATCAATTCGGGAGATAGCACAAATAGCTTGCAATTCATCGTCGGCGAAGAGATCACTGCACTAAACAGTAGCAGAACTATTACTAGCATTTCATTACCAGAATATGTTCCTCTATCGGGCAATATATTGTTTATAAATAACAGGGAACGGATCCAGCGAGATAGAGATCAGATTGAAACATTCAACTTTATCTTTAAACTATAGGCGAACACATTATGGCAGAATCATTAATAACAGCTCAGAATCAACCACCTTACTATGACGATCACAATATCCCTGATCCAGCAATGGGTGGATTAGATACGTTTAAGAAGAACTATCATCGTATTCTGTTCCAGCCTACGAATGCTGTTCAAACGCGTGAACTGAATCAAATGCAGTCGATGCTGCAGAACCAAATAGCTCAGCTTGGGCTATCACAGATCAATGCATACTATGGCGGACAGGTTATTGGAGGCGAGCCGAGTATTGATTCAACTGGTTTGCATTTTATTGACGTCCGCTTTGATAACCCATTGACTGCAGATATCCTCAATGATTATCTGGGGCTGCAATTCATTGAAACCCGTAAGGTTGTTAACAACACACTAGTTACTGATCTGAAGGCTGAGGTTCTATCAATTAAGCCCACAACCAATGGCACGTATCGAATTTGGCATCGTTATTCAAATGCTGGAGGAGAACTAACAGGCGAAGCTTCAGCTGAAAAGAAGAAATTTGCTACTGATGATTTACTTTTCATGATCAACGATCTTTATCCAAGTAGTGCTGTACCAGTAAGCGTAACTCAAGAAGACATTGATGCTATTGCATCTGGCGCAGAGAAGGATCGTTATGTAGCAGCTGCTGCAGGATTTGCTGGTTTAGTAGGAAGCGAATTAGTCGCAGCATGGAAAGCTATTGGTCAGGTTTCTGCGAGAGTTGATGCTGAAGGTGGAATACTGCCAGCGACCGGTGTTGGTCTAAATATCGCTATTAAGGAAGGAGTATTCTTTGTTACTGGGTGTTTCGTACACACTCCAGCGCAATCAAAATACTATGTTATTACTGATGGCGATGAAACAGTTGATGGCTATGCTTCACTGATTGTTGAGGAATCTATAACTACTGTTGTGCAAGATCCTACACTGCGGGATAACGCCAATGGTTCGTATAACTTCGCTGCGCCCGGAGCTGATCGGTATACCATTAAGCTTTCTCTAGCGCTGAATACTTCTAATACTCGTGTGCTTGAGCTTAACGCTGGCATCAATAGGATCTTCAACTCAGCTGATAAAGACAATTACGGCTCAATCAAATATCTAAACGTTCTTGAAATTCTTGATTCTAGACCTAAGGTTGTTGTTGGAGGAGCAAGCATTTCTGAGCAGCTAAACGCTGACAGAGCGCAACGTACAAAAGAGGAAAGTGGTAATTATACTGTAACGCCTTTCCGTATTAACGTTCGTAACTTCTTAAACAGTAATGGTAATGGCGGCCGATATACTATTCGAGAGATTCTGCAAAAAAACCCATCTGAAATAAAAGATCTTTACGATGCTGTGTCAACTAATGGTCTTGTAGAGAACCTCGATGGTGCAGATGCTGATTTACATACTGATCCATCCACAGGGCCGAACGTTATTATTAGCGCGTTTGAAGCATGGCTAGATTCAAAGATGGCAATTGACATTGATCCTGCAATAGCGTATGTTGATGGTTTCCGTGTAGCGCCGGGATCCCCTCGCACAGTTCTATTAGATAAGGCACGAGACATTGCTGAAGTTGCAGATACAACAATATCATTAGTCCGTGGTAACTATGTTGATTTTGTACTTGACCCTGAAGCAATTACCCAGCTTTCGCCAACAGAGTTCTTTGGTACCGCTCCCGGCATACCTAAACAACTTGGTTTGTCGATTCGTGGCCTTGAATTTAGAGGTGTGGTCTTGTCATCAGAAGTGTATGATCGAGATCAATTGGCAGATGGAAATATTCCAGCAATGAAAAATTATCCAGCTGAACAACTTGGATTCTTAAAGTTCCGGGCGTTTGTATATGGTGAATTCAATCCACAATCAGCAATTTATACACCGGAGGGATTTGAGTATACTACGCTGCCAAGTTCAATTCCTGGTGGAAACCCAATTCTAGACAAAACGATAAAGTCTCCAAATAAAGTATCATCATTATTCCTATTGCCTCATGAAGCTATTAATACAGTTGCGGCTGTGCGATACTCTGCAGTAGCAGTTCTTACAAATCCGAATATTCCCACTCCAGGCGGGAATGTATGTGAATTTGCGCCGCCTACAAATTCGTCATTCCAATCTGGCCTTGACGCACTTGACATTATTGTGTATGATGGGGGTAAGTATATCAATACACTTACAGATGTGAGCGATATTCAACTTGATGACGGGGTGATGGTTATCACCTTTTCTAATTCGAGAATCCCAACCAGTGCTATTCAAGTTCTCGCACCGCTCGACATAAGTGATACGGATATTAACAGTAGTTCGCCTGATAGCACCATGCGTTCAAAATCTGTGACAGCAGAAACAGTTATGGAAGACTCCGTTCTAGTAGAAGCAAATGTGGCGAACCCAACTAATAGCGCTAAAATTATTACATTGGCTCAGCAGGACGTTCTAATTGATTCAATCGTTGTGACTGTGCAAGGTCGGGACAAGAACGATCCAGAGAACGTTCTAAACCATGTTGTAATTTATGATGGTCAAGGGCCCGATTTTTACGAAAATCCTGTGATTAAGATTACTTCAGAAATCCCCGAGACTGATGATGTTGGAACACGCAGAGTTGATCTGCATTATAAGTATTTCACTCATATCGGTAGTGATAAGCACTATTTCTGCCGTAATAGTTATAACACGGATGATTCGTCATTAGCATATGAGGATATTCCAAAGTATGCTGGAATTTCGCTAACTGATTATATCGATTTTAGAGTTAAGCGGAAGAGGGAATACGATGTTGTTACTAATACATACACGTATGATAACAGCAATCTCTCAGCAGCTGTTAAGATTCTACCTAATAGTATTGGTGTATTCTCTTACAAGCACTATCTCGGGCGCGTTGATACTCTAAGCGTGACTACTTCAGCTGATTTCGTTATCACTAAGGGTGTCTCTGCAATTGACCCGCGTAATCCAAAAGCGGCAAAATCTGCTTCGGGTGAAATGAACATCTATCACCTTGATATTCCACCATATACTGCAAGGCCAGAAGATGTCAACAAGGTGTATATCAATCATAATCGTTATACTATGGCTGATATCGCTCAGCTCGATGCGCGCATCAAGAATCTCGAATATTACAGTTCGCTATCATTACTTGAGAAGGAAGCAAGTGATCGAAAAATTCTTGACATTAGTTCTGCTGATGGGGTTGAGCGGTTCAAGAATGGCACCTTGGTTGATTCCTTCTCAGGGCATTCAGTGGGTGCAGCTGCAGATTTAGACTATAGCTGTGCGGTAAATACCTTTGCCCAAACAATGGGCCCATCATTCAAGATACATAATCACCGTATGAGGTATACGGGTTTAGTTCACCCGTCAGACGCTCAATCAGTTTGGCCAGATACGGCTATATTAGTTTCAAAATACCCAAATGGCAAACATCCAGTCTATCGTGAAGCTGGAAGCACTATGGATGGATATACTAAGGACATCTATGGCGTAGTCAAACCTGTTGGCGGTACAATAGCAGGTATCTGGCCAGGACGTAGTGGTAAGGAAGTTATTTCGCTATGGGATGGTACCCGTGAGATCTTCTATGAAAATCTTCTGGCCTCTCAATCAATGAGCGTTCAGCCATTTGAAGTTACTACTTGGAATGGTCGCCTAACGTTAATGCCTTCTGCTGATGAATGGATCGACACTAATACGCTGCCAACATTCATTGTAGACCTATCATCTATTAGTGATGCCTTTGCAGATGCTGCACAACGCGATATTGAAATATATGGTTCGAATGAAACGCTTGTTTCAAGCGCTTTGGTTGGAGGACCAGTTAGTGCATCAGTATCTCAGAGAGTTGTTTGGACAGGCGAGCCTGAATATCATGAGGGCCGCGGCCGCCAGCGTAATGAAACAACTGTAAATACATCTCAGAACTTTACTCAAACTGATTCGTACTCTATGGATTATCTGGTTCCAGGACCTGATAGCATTGAGAGCATCAATTTTGGTGATAGACTTGTCGATATGAGTGTGATTCCTTGGATCCGTTCTCGGCAAATTAGATTCAAGGCGCGGGGATTTAAACCTGATACCCGCCTTTACGCATTCTTTGAAGAAGTTAATGTCACAGATTATTGCTCGTGCATCTTGGCTAGTAATGTAGTATTTAATTCTATCGTCACTGGAGCATTGGAAGGTCTTCCAGCTGATTCATCAGCTGCTATTGGCGGCCGTGGTAATCTTATGCCAACATACGGCACGTCAGATGAAGTTGTTCTATATAATGAGCAATACCCAAATCAATTCCCACCTGCAGAGATGGGTGGCGCTTGGGGCGATCTGATAACCGATTCAAATGGTGAGATTTGCGGATATTTCATAATCCCGAATAATGCTGATTATCGATTCAAAACTGGTATGCGTGAATTCAAGCTTATTGATAACGAATACAATAACGAATCTGAATCTGACTCGTTTGGTCGTACTCAATATAGCGCCAATGGTCTACTACAGGATAAGCAATCGTCGGTTGGATCTGTTAGAATTCCTACTGTTGAAAAGAAGCACGAAGAATGGGATATCGTAACACATAGTACAGTACGAAAACGTTCAGTATCGCTTGGGCCTATCTTTGATCCAATTGCTCAAACGTTCACAGTCCGCAGCGAGGAATATCCAAATGGTATGTTCCTATCAGATGTCGATATCTTTATTGCGTCAGTACCAAGAGATCGTAATATCCCGTTGACCATCTACATTGTACCTTGCGAAAATGGTATTCCTACAAAGACTGTTCTGCCGGGTTCTGAAGTAACTCGCCTTGGTAGTGAAATTCCTACAGGTCCGGGAGGTTTGGTAACAGGTCGTCAGGTCACTCCTTCAGGCGGAGCCGGAAGCGATTTCACAGGGACATATGATGTGGTAGCAGATGAGTCAGTTATCATTATTTCAAAACCTTGCCGCTTTACGTTTAACTACCCAGTTTACCTAAAGCCAGGCGAAGAGTATGCTCTAATCGTATTTAGCCCGTCTCCCGATTTCCGTGTATGGACATCTGTTCTGTCTGAAGTTGATCTTAACACAAACCAAATCATTACTCGTAATCCAGGATTTGGCGTGCTGCTGAAATCACAGAACAAGTCTACTTGGACTCCTGATCAATATCGTGATCTAACTTGCCGCTTGCATAAAGCCGTATTCCCAGTTGGTAAAATCGATGAGTATCGCTTTTCAACGTGGATTCCTGCTGATGGTGATGCATATCCTACGCCAGGCGACATGTCAGTCGCAGTATTCAATGGCGGAGAGAGTCAAGGTGTTGGTGACTATGCTCATACATTCTTCCAACTATTCATGAAGACTCAGGAATTCCCTGCAACAGATCTTATGTTTGAGACAACATATTTTGCATCCTCAGGCGCAGAGATTTCAGATTCTTCACGATATGTTGTTAAGGCGGGAACAGAACATTATCTAGGGGCAGCGCTGGAAGACGTGGGATATATTACAGCCGATGCACGGCTGGTTACTCGAGATCGAAACGTATCACCGATTATTGATTGCGAAGGTAGCTCAATAACTACAAGATCTACACTTATTAATAATGATATATCGGGTGAAGGTGGTGAGCTTCGTAAAGTCGCAACCGATGCAGCGTCAGTTGGTAGTGCGTATACTGTCGGTGAGTACACATTGACTCATCTCGTTCCCGATGCTGGAGGAGCAGCTGGCACGTATTATCCTGCATCTGTTCGGGGCGGTAACGCTGTTGCTCGATACATCACCAAGCCTGTTAAACTAAACAACGCGTCTGAAGATCTGCGAGTTATCGTGGCTGTAAATAGGCCTTCAACAAATTGTAACATTGCAGTCTATGCAAAACGCAAGCCTGTCACAAATATTGACCAATCTATCAAAGAGATACCTTGGTATCGTATGGGTGTATTGTCTGTCGGAGGAGATGCAGCTATCACTACTCTACCTGTAAGCACCTTCATTGGTGATTACACCGAAATAGAGTTTATGATGCCTAATCCAGATCCAAGCGCGGGTGATCCGATTGCCGAATACGTTGATGGCGTACTAGTTGATGGAAGTAACGCCTTTACTGAATTCTCAATAAAGGTAGTATTCACCTCAACTGATCCAGCTCAAGTCTGTAAAATCAAAAATCTAACAGCGATTGCGAGTATCTAATGCCAGACGCGCGATATTGCAAAATTAAGAATCGACCTGATCTGATTCGCGATCGAAGCACTAATGCGATATTGAATGCTGATCAAACAGCATATAATCTAGCACTGGCTAGGAAAAAATTAAGGCATGAAGCTAGAGCAAAATCAGAGCGCATAGAACAAGATATTGCTCAGTTACAAACGGACATAGGTGATATTAAGAATATGCTAAAAGAGATTATAAATAGAACTACATGAATCCGACAAATAAATTAACTGTTAATGGCAATGTACGAATTGAACGATACGATTCTTTTGGGAATCCGATTTCCAATTTTCGCGTTAAGAATATGGTTGTCGATACCGGCTTAGAATATTTGTCTAACAGGATAATGTCAACTAATTTGTATGATCAAGCAATTGCGTATGTTGCAATCGGTGATGGTGTAGATGTGACCACTCCAGCAATTGCAGATATGACGGGTGTTTACAAATCGTATGTAGCACTTCACATTAAAGCCTTAACTCCCGCAACTGCTAGTACTCCTCCAATTTGCTCGTTCACCGGAACATTCCTAGGATCTAATACGTATAGCCACGAAGTAAATGAAATTGGGCTATTCACTGATCTCGATGTAACTGGTTCGTTAGATCTAAATGGTCAACCGACTATTGGAGATCCTCCAACTCAACTTATCGCACGGGCTCTTTTAAACGAAAACAATCGTTTCACAAAGGGTCCCGATGAGTACATAAAAATCACTTGGCATTTGTCGATAGGTAATTAGGTGCATCATGCGATTATGGGAATATTTAAAAGAATCCAAAGCTGTTACAAAGCTTAGAGGCACAAGGGGATTTGAAGGTGAGTGGCTAGTTGATACAATCAAATGTCACCACGCTAAAGTATTCTCAGCCGGCAAACCTAATGCTGTACGAAATGGCTGGGAATTGCGTAACACCATAGTTTTCTTGGATTATCGATATAGGCTTTGGGTGTGCGAACCCGGCTATGTTTGGGATGGTCCTTCTTATCCTTCTACAGATTCTATTCTTGGAAAGATTCTAAAATATACAATCGGCAATCGCAAAAAGGAAGGTCTTCTAGCGGCATCAGCCATGCATGATTCTATGCTACCCGAATCGTTTGTGTACCAGACTACTCTAATGGCTGTTAATGATGTTCGCGAAGCTATAGAAGCTAATATGATCACTGAGTATCTCGCCGAGATGACTAAAGTGTCAATAAAGATGGGCATTCCCGAAGCGGCAATGATATATGCTGACATGATTAATCACTGGCCTGATAGAAAAGAGACAATCGGTCGATACCGTAGTTCTAAGCAATTCTTTGGATTATTGTTGTTTCATCCTTTGTGTCGTGCTATAGCACGGGGCACTCATGGAGGTGCTTGGGAGAAGGCAGATAAAGACTAATACCCTAAATAGTTACAGAGGGCCTGAGAGTGTCCTGTGAAACATTTGAAGGATAGAAGAGAAAACTGGCACAGAATGCCAAGAAGTTTGAAAAAATATGGCTACTGAATTACAATTTAGAAGGTATACTACAGCTACCTGCATGACCCTCAAAGGCAAGGCTGGCGAGATCTTTATTGACACTATTAATGGTGCTACTGATGAGCCTTGGACTATACGCATCCAAGATGGAATTACTCCAGGCGGTCATGCAATCGATTTGAGCGCTGGATTGCAACTCAGTCTAGATTCGAAGCTGAACAAATCTGTGTTTGATATTCATGAGATAGCATATCTAGCGCATGTGCAGGATTATATTGCGTTTAAAAATACAGTAGAATCTACTTCTAATGTTATAGCAGCTTCTACCTCATTGACAGCCGGTATTGATGGAATTCAAATAACATATGCCGGTGGCGGCGGGGCTGCTCTTGCAGTAAATGCTATTGTTAGAAAGCCTCTTGCAGCAGATCCAAATATCTTTGTAACCATATCTAATGTAGCCATAAATACCTTCACAGCGAACTTTTCAAGTAGCATACCGAATGCCAATTATAGGCTCGATTACATCGTTGTAGTTTAGAAAGAACAAATTATGATTTACGCAAAAATACTAGCAGCGTTACTATTCAGCACGGCTTTGGTCTTTGGGGCTGGATCTGTACCTCTGAAGAATGCTGTACTAACTAGCCCTCTAGATGGTGGGGGTCAATCTATAACTAACGTAGTAATCCCTGACTATGTGTCAACCAATGATCCAAAGTATCTAGCAGCTATCACTAACGTTCCCGAAAATATTGCTACTCTTGATGATGTAACCAATATTGTTGATTCAGCGCTTGAGCCATATGCTCTAACTAATCATCAACATGATGCTAGTGATATCACGGGATCGACGTGGATAACAGATGCCGACACTAACGGCTGGGAAACAGGCTCTCATGCAGACTTAGTAACAGATGCTCTTGAAGATCTCGGAGGTGATACGAACGCGTGGCACGACTATGAATACCTTCGCAAGGATGGCGATTGGATAAACCCATTTGTTAATTTCATGTCTGTCGACCAGTCTAGAGCTATTCTGCAAACTCTTGGTAAGACCATGGAGTTAATTGCTACGAGTACTAATGGTGCACCCTGTGTTGGCACATACACCTGGAACGTGACAAATCTTTACGAATTTGGAGGGACTGGGTCGATTGGGTATTGGACTAGCGATGGTGTGACGGGCGGGCCCTATGCGTTTTACGCTATGGCTGGTGATGGACAGTGGAATCAGTGGAAAATATTTAGAGTGTCAGATCAAGGGACGTATTGGATTGGACAGTCACTTAATGGTGTAGAAACTACCATTGAAGGTGATGGTAGTAAGTATAATGGCATTTCTGGGATTGCTTCGGGCACTGACGTTCAAGTTGCTATAAAGCTTTTACCCGAGTCTAGCGGTGCCACATCCACCCCCTACCTGATCCCATGCACCACCAACATCACCATAAGCGCGGCAAACGGCATGCAGCAGGCGGTAACGGGCGCGGTGCCAGCCTCGGTGACGATCAACTTCCCGACCGGATCGGAAACCAGCGAGCTAACAATATCGCTGACATTCCCGCCCGCTGGCACCAACGAGGTGCTGCTGGCATCAGGGCCGACGTACTACTACGTATCGCCGCTTGCCAGTGACGCGACGGCCTCGACGAGCCTATACACGCGCTATTACATCACGTCGCCCTACGGCAGCACAAACGTAGCAGTGACGGCCATGGGGGAGGTACAATGAGAAACGCACTACTGACATTGCTGCTGCTGGCGACGATGGCGGGGGCGGACACGGCTGGCTTCTTTGGCGGGTATGTGGGGGCGCGGATGCGTGTGTTGCAGAACCAGTTAGGTTTCCCGATATGGGATGATGCCCCGTATAGGGTTGCCGACTACATTACGGCACTAAGCGACTGGACCGATGCGTCAAACGGATCGACCGACACGGCAACGACATTCGGAAGCTTGAGCGGCACAGGAAAATGGCTTGGTGGTGTACTTGCGCCCAACGGCATGATCTATGGCATGCCGTTTAACTCCACGACCGTGCTGAAGATTGATCCATCAATCGACACGGCAACGACATTCGGAAGCTTGAGTGGCACGGTGAAATGGATTGGTGGTGTACTTGCACCCAACGGCATGATCTACGGCATGCCGGTAGACTCCACGACCGTGTTGAAGATTGATCCATCGACCGACACGGCAACGACATTCGGCAGCTTGAGCGGCACAGGAAAATGGTATGGTGGTGTACTCGCACCCAACGGCATGATCTACGGCATTCCGTTTAACTCCGCAACCGTGTTGAAGATTGATCCATCGACCGACACGGCAACGACATTCGGCAGCTTGAGCGGCACGTCAAAATGGATTGGTGGCGTACTTGCACCCAACGGCATGATCTATGGCATGCCGTATAACTCCACAACCGTGCTGAAGATTGATCCATCGACCGACACGGCAACAACATTCGGCAGCTTGAGCGGCTTGGAAAAATGGGTTGGCGGCGTACTTGCACCCAACGGCATGATCTACGGCATGCCGCGCAACTCCACAACCGTGTTGAAGATTGATCCATCAATCGACACGGCAACGACATTCGGCAGCTTGAGCTTCACGGTGAAATGGATTGGTGGTGTACTTGCACCCAACGGCATGATCTACGGCATTCCGGCAGACTCCGCAACCGTGTTGAAGATTGATCCATCGACCGACACGGCAACGACATTCGGCAGCTTGAGCGGCTTGGGAAAATGGATTGGCGGCGTACTTGCACCCAACGGCATGATCTATGGCATTCCGTTTAACTCCACAACCGTGCTGAAGATTGATTGCGGCGATACGAGAACACAGCCGGATAATTGGATTTTATCCGCACCACAAAACAAATTATAAATAGGAGACACCATGCAAGCAACCGAGTTCTACGACTTACCAAACGCAAATGTTTATGGATGGCAAGCCGCCGTCAAACGCGCCTGCGATAAACAGCCGACCAGCAGGCCCGATCGGCTGACCGCCGAAACGATATGCCAGCTTACGGGCTTGTTGCCGCTGTACCCGTTCAACGTGCCGGAGGGCATGGTTGGGACCGGGCCGATGACCATCGATATTGTAGACGGCGCGGCATACAAGCGGTATGACGTTATTACGATTGAGGCGCATGAGGCCGCCGCCGCACAACGCGCACAGACGCGCATCCTTGGGTTGGTTGACGCATATGGGGCGGACGTTGCAATCATGGGGCGGCTGCTGACGGACTTCGGGTTTGCCTTGCCGTGCGATGCTTCCACAACCATGACCACGATCAAGGGCGGGCTTGCAACTGGGGCGATTGACTGGGCTTTGCGGACGGACGCGGACACGCTTGAACAGCGGTATAACGAGCTACGCAAGAACATGTCTGACGACGAGATTGCGGCGGTGGCGGTGATATTGGGAGGGCAGGCATGAAAAAAATAACGGAGGTTAGTATGTGGTTACTCAATGCATCAAGAGAAGCGTGGTGGAAAGGCAAGGGCAGGAACAAGAAAGTGTACTTTGTCGCCTACGCGGGAAATGTCTCCGTTATGCATGAGTGCCAGCCCGCCGAGAACTTGCTGGAAATCATGGGACTGATGACAATGACGCATTTTGAGATTGGCGGCGTAGAATACAAAGTCCTTTCCCGTCGGTTCGGTTGCGGGGGCGACTCGCGTTTCGAAGTGCGTATGACGGTGGAGATGGTGGCATGAAAACCATAGCCCTACTAATCCTACTACTCGCATCCGGTTGCCAATCAATCGACATTGGCGGGATCATTGACGCTGTTAAGCCGCCCGTAGTAGAACCTGCCAAGCCATCACTCCCGACAAACCCATCTACCCCGCCAGACCTAGAGGGGAGCATATCCGAGCAGT